CATGGCTTTCAATCTTAATGGTTTCAACTTTAATCAAAGCCTTATCACTAATCAAGGCCAAGTGATTAATACCTGGGCAGACATTCTCAATCGAGCTGGTCTTGGTTTTGAGGTGATGCACGAGCGGAATGCCCATAACTTCCCACTTGATCTAGCTACAGCTGAGTTTACTCCTGTGGCACTTACCGCACCTACTATTGGTTAATCATGGCTAAGCCTGGACTCTATGCAAATATCCATGCCAAGCGTGAACGTATCGCTAAAGGTAGTGGAGAGAAGATGAGGAAGCCTGGAGCTAAAGGTTCTCCTACAGCTGCTCAATTTAAGAAGGCGGCTAAGACTGCTAAGAAATAGTTCCCGCTAATTCGGGCTAAAATCCACAGCAATGTGGTTGGAGTAGGACACCTCAGAGTCGGATCCTACTCTTATTGGCTATTGGCCTCTACGGAGACACCCTATAGCCGTGACGGTCTGGAGAGACAGACACCCCAAACAACAATCGAACACATGTCTACTCATGTGATTCTCTAAGCGCTTAGAGAGATAGCAACACACTCTCTCTTAACTTTCGTGGCTAATACTACTCAAACTCTGGTAGGCGCCCTTAATAAGGTCAACACTGGCGCCTACGATTCTAAGTATGCAACTTACCTGAAACTGTTTTCGGGTGAAATGTTCAAGGCCTATGAGGCTGCGACCATCGCTAAAGGAACTGTGCAGAGCCGTACTCTCAAGAACGGCAAGGCAATGCAGTTCATTTTCACTGGCCGTATGACGGCTGGTTACCACACCCCTGGTACTCCTATCCTGGGTAGTGGTGATCCCCCGGTGGCAGAGAAGACCATCATCTGCGACGACCTGCTGATTTCTTCGGCATTCGTCTATGACCTTGATGAAACTCTTGCTCACTACTCGCTGCGTGGCGAGATCGCTAAGAAGATCGGTTATGCTCTTGCTGAGAGCTATGACAAGAAGATCTTCCGTCAGATCGCTAAAGCTGCTCGTGAAGCTCATCCCATCACTGCTGCTCCTGGTCCTGAGCCCGGCGGTAGCATCATCCAACTGGGTGTACAAAAAGAGTACGATGCACAGGCACTCGTCGATGCCTTCTTTGAAGCTGCTTCGATCATGGATGAGAAGAACCTGCCCAAGCAGGGTCGTTGTGCTGTGCTGGCTCCCCGTCAGTACTACGCTCTGGTGAGCCAGGTTGACAGCAACATCCTGAACCGTGACTTCGGTAACAACCAGGGTAACCTGAACTCTGGTGAAGGTCTGTATGAGATCGCTGGTATCTCCATCAAGCGTTCCAACAACCTGCCTTTCCTGGCTGGCAACATTACCGCTGTGGCTGGTGAGAACAACAACTATGCTGGTGACTTCAGCACCCACTGTGGTCTGATCTACCAGAAAGATGCTGCTGGTGTTGTGGAAGCTATTGCTCCCTCCGTGCAGACCACCTCTGGTGATGTGTCGGTGATGTACCAAGGTGACCTGATCGTGGGTCGTCTTGCCATGGGCTGTGGCACCCTGAACCCCGCTGCTGCTATTGAGCTGCAATCTGCTCGTTCTTGATAACGGAGGTATTCTCAAATGGCCGCTTCTGTTGCTGCTGGTAACAACGGTGCTTGCACCACTGATGCCGTGCGTATTTCTGTCGCCAAGACCCGCAAGGGTTATGGCAGTGCTGTAGCTGACTCTGCTGTGGCATCGACCACCAAGGGTCTGCGTACTGCATATCCTGGCGTTGAGTGCAATATCTCTAACGTCTGATTGATCTGGGGAGGGCTTCGGCTCTCCCTTTTTTTATACCCATGCATATAACATTATAAACATATGCCTACTCCTACTTATTCGACCACACAACTCGCTGCTATCAATGAAATTCTGGGGTCGGTAGGACAGGCTCCAGTTACCGTTCTCGACCAAACGAACCCTGAAGTTGCTTTTGCTTACACCACCCTAATGGACATTAGCAGAGAGGTTCAAGCTGAGGGTTGGACATTTAACCGAGAATATGAATACCCTGTTGTAGCTGACAACAGCGGCTTTATCAACGTACCTGACAACATCTTGTCTATGGATCTCAGCAACAGCTTTGAGAACCAAGACTATGACACAGTTATTCGTGAGAAGAAGCTCTACGACAAACTGAACCATACCTTTGCTTGGACTCCCGGCAAGGAGTACAAGGTAGATGTTCTCTGGTACTTCGGTTTTGATGATCTCCCGCAACCATACAGGGATTACATAACAGCACGTGCGGCTTCTAGAGCAGCGGTGCGTCTTGTTGGTGATGTGAACCTGGCACAAACACTTGCAGCATTTGAAGGATGGAGACGTTCTATCTGCATTGAATATGACTGCAATGAAGGTGACTACACAATGTTTGGCTTCAAGAAAGGTAACGACTTCTATAACAGCTATCAACCATTCCGAGCGTTGGCACGATGACAGCCGTATCTCAAAGAATTTCTAACTTCCTTGGTGGCGTCTCGCAACAAGCCGATGAGAAGCTCTTCCCTGGACAAGTTAAGGATGCAGTAAATGTATACCCAGACACAACGCTAGGGCTCATCAAACGTCCTGGTGGGAAGTTTCTCAGTAAGTTTGCCGGAATCGCCACACCAAAGTCACTTGATAATGACGTGTGGATCTCTGTCTTTAGAGATGAGGTCACTATGTACGCTGTATCGATTGCTAAGGCAACAGGTATTGTAAGGGTCTGGGACATTGCCACAGGTGTAGAGCAGACAGTTACAGATACTGCTGGTACACGTTCATATCTGACTGCTACTGACTACCGTAGTATCAAGTCACTCACGGTCAATGACTTCACGTACCTCTGCAACTCGGAAAAGGTAGTATCCGCTCTTGCTGCACCATCATGGGACGCAAAGAAGTATGCACTCATTGTCATTAGTACTGCTGAGTACGATACAAAGTACAAGGTAACCGTTGGTGGCACCACTTATACCTATACCAGCCGTACAAATTATGTGACAGGTTCACCGCCGCCACAGGTACTACCTCTGGAACTATCTGAGATTGTCAATGGAATCTCTGGTGTCATAACTGGAGGGTTTGCAAGCAAAACCATTATTGACAATACAATCTACTTAACCTTCAGTACAGCTACGGACGTAAAGACCGAAGCTGGGCCTGATGGTAAGTACCTGAGGACTATCCAAGATTCTGTTGATACCTTCAACCGTCTACCTGAGCAGTCAAAGCACGATGTTGTGGTTAAGATTGCCAATACATCTGCTGATAAGGACGACTTCTATCTGAAGTATGTAGCTCAGGATGGTAACAGCGGTAAAGGGTACTGGGAAGAGACAGTAGCTCCAAACGTGAGCCCTGGTATTGACTCAACAACAATGCCTGTTGTCTTGTTGAGGCTTGCTAATGGGACATTCCAAGTAGCACCACTTAACGGCTCTGTGACTATCAATGGCTTAGCCCTAGCTTGGGAACCACGTAACGTTGGAGATGATGAGTCTAATCAGCATCCTAGTTTTATTGGTAAGACGATCCAGGATGTATTTCTGTTTAACAATAGACTTGGGTTTCTAACAGAAGATAATGTCTCTATGTCAGTAGCTGGAGACTATTTTAACTTTTACCATAAGACGGCTACTACACAGGTTGTAAGTGATCCAATTGACTTGAGTTGTGCAAGTGTTAAGCCTGCATTACTTCATGCAGTGACACCTATTTCGCAGGGCTTGCTTCTCTTCAGTGGTAGCCAACAGTTTCTGATGGAAGCAGAGAATGGAACATGGACACCATCTAGTACGACGATACGAACTATTTCTAACTACGAATGTGATCGTTATCTCAAACCTGCTGACCTAGGGGCTACCGTTCTATTTCTCAGTCGTAACCAGAGCTGGGCTAGAGCTTTTGAGATCTTCACTAGGGGTCAACGGGAAGCACCTACTGTTTCTGAGTCTAGCAAGATCGTACCAGAGTGGATCCCTAACACAATCACTAACTCAGTAGGTAGTTCACAGAACGGTCTCTGGATTGGTTCTGGGAAGACCTCACCTGACATCTATATGTTTAGGTACTACGAAGAAGGTGATGAACGAAAGATGGCATCATGGGTTAAGTGGACGCTACCGGATAATGTGGTTCATACCGCAATCCAACAAGACGTTCTGTATGTAATCACTTCAGGTGATGCTGGGTACAATGTCCTGAGTCATAAGTTAGTTCTTTCACCTAGTACTGGTGGCCTTACCAACTACTTTGGTAACACTGTAGACCCATACCTTGATGCGTGGTCAGAGATCACTACTACCCCTACCTTTGCTAACGGTGTAACCAAGGTATATCTCCCTACCTATTACAACACATCCAAGACAATAGCCTATGTGGTTGGGCTTCTGAAGGTAAACCCTAGTAACCTCAAGTACTCTGGTCTATTTAACATTGCCACCATTCAGAGCGATGGCGGTGGAAGTTATTTTGAGATTCCTGGCAACGTGGTTGGTAACTACATCTACGTAGGGTATCAATACACAATGTCAATCACTCTACCTAGATACAACTACTCTGCTGGTGATCAAGGGTATGACTTCACTGGTCATACAACAACAGCAAGGATGAAGTTCTACACAGGACTTGGTGGTTCAGTTAGCTTCTACATCAAGGACAACACAAGGGCTGAATGGACTGATACATCTGGCATTCAAATTGCTGATACATATCCATCTGATACATCACCTTACCGCGACTCCTTTGTGTATAAGGTGCCAGTC